GTCACGGTTGGCTGTAAGCCACGCTTTGCCTTCATCCGTTAGCTGCGCCTCTGCCATGCGGCGCGGAGTTTCTAGGGCCTCAAGGCGATGGATTTCTGCAAGTGCAAGCTCTGCCGCTGTTGGGGTAGGCGGTTCTGGCTTTTTGACAACCGACCCGTCAACGTAAGTATCTTCGACAGTGGTGTCGTCAGCCACTTCAACCCACTTGAGGTCTGCATGAACGGGAAAGGGCGTATTGAACTCACAAATGCGAGAGTCATGTATAAGCGCCTGTTTCATTATGCGTACTCCTCTACAAGGATAATTCCTGCGCCACCCGCGCCCGAAATAAAAGCGCCAGCCGCCGCACCGCCGCCGCCGCCATGTGAGCCAGCAACACCAGCACTACCATATTTACCCTGACCGCCGCCGCCTAAAATACTACTGCCACCATTACCACCAGCCGAACTTGAATTAACGCTATCGCCGCCATGTCCAGCTTCCCCTGTCAAATTGACATCACCGCCAGAGCCAACCCCGCCAGTTCCGCCATTGCTTACTGTTCCTGTTGCGCCGCCGGTAGCAGAACAAAAAGCGCCAAAACTTGAAGTTCCACCAGCGCCACCAGCGCCACCAGCCGACGCACCGCCAGCGCCACCAGCGCCTATCGTAACGGTTTCGGATGATGTTCCAGTCACATCAATAAATTCAATTGCCGCACCGCCAGCGCCGCCGCCACCAGAAGCATTATTGGTGGCTGTTCCGCCAACCCCGCCAGCACCGCCGCCAACAACGGTGACTTTAACCTTTGTGACGCCCGCTGGCTTTGTCCATGTGCCAGAGCTTGTGAAGACTTGGGTTGATTTAAGTCCCGCCGAAACCGTTGTCTCCGCCGGATTGCCGCTACCGTCAAAACCTAAGTTGGCACTGGCCGTACCACCAGCCAGCTTCGCCAAGGTCACGGCGTCATCTGCGATGTCGCTTGTCTGCACCGTAGTCAGCGAGGTGCGGCCTGAGAGATAATTGCTCATGCTATGTCTGCTTTAAATAACTGATGGTTGCTTCGAGTTTACTTACTGCCTCTGCATTGAGATGCAGAGCGTCACCATCCTCTAGAACGCATTTCCCTAGAATTGCATTAAATGAATCATTTATAGGAATGTTCACCTCGTGGCACAAAATGCTTTCCGATGCCGCGCCGTTCTGAACAACCTTGGCGCTGATATGACAGGCATCTGTTGCGTGCATGTTGGCAATTTGACAGCCGATAATTGTTAGTGTTTCACCTGATCCGGCTGTCAATGCCGCGCCGTAACTAGACGCAACATCATGTGAAACCATGTGTAATGTACTTGCCATTTCCTTATCCTATCCCAAAGCGATTATTAAGCCTACATCGGCATCTGTTCCAGCAGAACCTGTTGCTCCTGTAGCACCTGTTGCTCCAGTAGGAATGCCAAACGTAAATACACCAGTAGAAGCGTTAAATGCGACAGTAGCAGAAGATCCAACAGATAATGTACTAGCTACGGGACTTGTACTTATTAAATCTGATGCGTCTATTAGTGTAGTAATATTGCCATCACTTACACCTTGATTGTAGGAAGTAACAGAAGTATGGGCGACAGTAACAACACCGTAACGTCTAGAGTCTGACACAAATTGGTTAACAGTATAGCTTTCTTCAGCCGCCCAAGTTCCAGCATACGAAGCATCAACACTAATTGACTGCCAGTAAGTAGGTTGGGCAGTACGTTCAGCGGAGAATGTTAAAGTACTAGAAGTTGTATGAGCTACAAGAACTTCCCAGATAGTGTCATCTGAGGAATCAATGTATCTCTCACCAACTGTAACAGCTAGTGCATTCTGCCAAACCCCTTGAACATTACTAATAGCAAGATAACGTGCTAATAGAGCATCAACTTCATGCCAATTGTTGTGTTCCTCGGTGTGCCAAGGAATTTTATCAAAATCTGTTAGCGTGAAGCTGAAGTTTGTTGTTACAGCCATTAGGCTACTCCTTCAACTTAAACGTCTACTTCAACTCCTACCACTTGAAAGTGGATCTCTTGCATAGCATCAGTACCAATCGTGTACTGAACTGTATCACCAGCAGCAAGCCAGAAGATTTGTGGAGCAGGAGCGCAAGTTAGTGTTGGAGTTGAACCATCTGGTTCTGCACTAGCAGACGGATCATGGATCAACGTAATGTTATTAGAATAGAAATACTCAGTAGCAGGCATGTTGAGGCGATTAGCAACAACAATTCCGTTAACAAGGATTTCAAAGTCACCAGTTGAATTACTAGCGTGAGCTAGACCCTTCCAGATAATTTGCGCTTTTGCTCCCTTACCTGATGGGACCGTATAAGCAGTAGTAGTAGCTGCGGAAGCTGTCGTAGCTTCCCCAAGAACACCGATTTTATCAGCCATAGTCTTCTCCTTAATTTGAAGTCATAGAGACACGCCCAAACGCAATATCTCGGATTACATCCCCTTGAGAATCGTGAAACGAATTTACAATCTGTCGTACTTCCGCTTCATCAACAAACCCATAAAACGCTTGAGCGCCAGCGACACTAGTACGCTGTTGTAGGGCTGTAATTTCGTTACTTATGATGAGCAACTGCGCTCTCATCGTGGCCTTACTGACTTTTACATTATCAGCAGGAAATGTTGTATCAACTGCACTTGCCATTTTTATCTCCTTGGAGAGCCTACAGAATAAGCCATAGTAATAGAAATAAATTTAAGAGCCTTGGTTGCATCACCAGACATTCTAAGTTTCATTATTTTATACCTACTTGTCCAAGCGTACAACTGCTCAAGTCTAGTAGGTCTTCCCCCACCAAAGTCCTCACCAAATTCATCTGCACCAAATCCAGGACTATCTCCACCTTCGAAAACTGTCTCCAAAGTTGGATCAAGAGCTTCTACATCAAATCCGAGACTATCATCAAACTTTAGTGCATCTTCTTCCCAATCCTCTCCAAAGTCCGACTTGTCTCTATATATATTATCAGTAAACATATTAGCTGTGAACTTGTTATCTCCGAGTGTATCGAAGTTAATATAGCGACTAGATTTAGTTAGAAATCTCTGACCAGCATCAGACCAAGGAAGTTCCCAAATAAATGGGATAGGGACTCCGCTGTCAGCCGTATCTGCCACAGGGGTAAACCCAGTATAGTCAGTGAAAACAGTGTCATCAGCGAACATCTCCTCAGAACCTTCACGGTCTTTTCTAATTGGATCTTGCTCAGTTCCATATAAAAAGACTTCTGTTCCTGTAGTGAAGAATATCCTTTTCAGTGCTGATCTACATGCAGCAGACCAACTCCAGTTCTTGAATTCATACCATGCTTCAATCTTCAGCGTTTCATTCTTCTTGAATACGAATGTCCTGGTTTCAGTAGTGTTGTCTACTAGATCAGTGTTAGGAATCATCAACATATAATCTCTAGCTTGACTATCGAATATGCTAAACGTTCGATCTTCTAGTGTAGAAGTACTAGTTAAGTTATTGATATCTTTCTGTATTTCTGGATCAACTAGCTGTGAGAATCTTTCTGGTCTTACAGAACCAGTAAACAAAGCACGATTAACACTACTAACACCGATTTGATCAGCAAATAGAACATCTTCACCAATAGTCTGTATTACTCTATGAGATATTGCTCCATGACCTTCGATTGCATCTGTGAATGTAGGAGTATGGTCGGTACTAGTAAACGTTCCAAGAGTTCCTGGCAGTATAGAGTCATCGAAGAATACCAGTATCTTATCACGAAAACTACCTAGTCCTTTTATAGTAGAACTTCCACTTGGAACTCGACTGCCAAGGTCGAGTGATACTGATTCATTAGGAGCATCATCCCCAACCCAAACACCAGATGTATCTGTGGATGATATATGAATTCTATCGGCTGCATCAGGATCACCACCCATAACCAGATAACGCCCATGAGCCAATAAGTATTTAGCTATTGGTGTATTAGCATTAGAGCCAGTAGCAGGATCATTTAGATACTGACAATTCATGTTTGCATCAATTATCAGTGGCTTATTAGTTCCATTAGCTACTATTAAAGAGCCACTAAATATAGCAAACGATGCAAATGTTAGTCCTGTAGCCCAGCCATCAGGACTACCAGGAAGATTGTTCGCCCAATCATCTGACCAGATTTCATATACAGTGCCATTGCTGTCTATTCTGACTAGCTTTCCATTCTTACCAACACAGACAATGTTAGCTGAGAAGTATTCACAAGCGATAATAGAGTCTAGATAATCAGAAGTATCAGCAAACAGTTTTGTTCCATGTCTTACAGCGTTAGATCCATCCTCATTACGCTGCATGTTCCTTAGTATCTTGCTGAACTTGGTTGTTAGATTTAAGTCATTGTCGATAACATTCCAACCACCAGAGAAATCACGAATAGTCGCATCTAATAGGTGATTAGATCGCCGTACTTTTCTATCTTTAGGGAATAGGAATGTATCAACCATTATAACGGTTTCTTATCACTTGGAGGTACATGGACTTTGTCAGCTTGTTTCGTCTCTACAGGATTAAAGGGTTCTTGGGGCTTATACTCAAGTTGTGGAATCTTTCGTTTTCTAGCTTTGTCTCTCACCTCGCCTTTAAGTAGGGTATTAAATAAGCGGCTTCCTCCTTTAAGGATTCTACCGGCTGGAATAAAGTTTGCTACCTGTGATAATGTATCAAATAATTTGTCTCGTCTTTTCTTAACATTCGAGGGATCAGTGAAATCTGCCATCCAGGCTTCTGTATTTTTTGTGGGTATACTTATTCCTAGTTTGTTGAATAAATCGTCTTGGATACTTTGCATCGAATAGTCTGACCTACCACTTACTGATGAAGAAGCCATTCCTTGGGTCAATCTATCTTCTAAGTCTTCTACATAAGGATCAACACCACCAAATGAATCAATAGTTTGTCTCCAGTTATATGCGTCATGCTCTGCACGTTCTAAATCATAAAGTCCGCCGCTAAACTCCTTCCACATACTTGACCCTTCACCACTCCATGGATCAAATGATTCTTCCTCACCTGGAGTCGCTCCCGCTTCTGATGCTTCTGTAAGTGCTTGGTCATAGATATACTCATTTAATTCACGTACAAGATTGCTCATTTCTTCAGGTTGTGCGGTGATTCCTTTAACTCTCTCCTTTTCTTGTAAGCCAACATCTTTTCTAATTTGTTTTCCCTTATGTTCGTATTTACTAACTAAGGCATCCTGTCTTGGATCGAAATAAAAGTCTACGGGTATTTGTTCAATCTCTGCACTAGCATCTCTTTTTTCTATACCAGAAGTTGGGGCTATTCCAAGTCCGAGCTTATCTATTCCAAACTTAGCAGCATCATATACTTTTTTTGTATCTCCTCCAGCTTCTTTGAGTCTTTTTAGTATTTGGATTTGTAGCCCATCTAAAGGAGTATCGTCAGATACACCTGGAAGTTTCAGTACATTCAACAACGGACTTCCTGCTATTTTTGGTACAGCAGCCGCTCCCACACCTTTGCCAAGTAACTTTAAAAATTCCCTTCTAGTAGGATTATCCATAGTTATTACGTCGGTAATTCAGTAAACGTGAAGCTGTTAGGTAGAGAAGTAACAGGATCAAGACTGATAGGTGCAGCATTGAACAAGTTCTTTAACTGTTTAACTCTTGCTTCAAACATCAGTTGGAACTTCTGACTAGCATTAGGATTAGTACCGTCGTCTTCTAGATAATCGAATACCGATCCGAGTATTAATGCCTGATCATCGAAGTCTATCTCATCAGTACTCACGAATGTATCTGGTTTGGTTCGGTACTGTAGAATTACATTACCAGTAGACGCTTTAGGCCAGATCTGGAATACCCTTGTAGTCTTATAAGTACTACCAACTCCCAGTGGTTCATAGTGAACTGGAGTAGTACCACTTAATTCGAATGGATTAGTTGTAAGGCCAGCTAACTTAGTCAGTGGAGTATTAGAGTTGTCTGCAAATATAACTCTAATGTCATCGAACCTTTTGATCTTGCTAGTTAAATCGGTAGTAACGATCCCAAGCGTTCCATCTAGAGTTAATTCTTCCCAAGCCATAAATTGAGGCCAAAAGACCTCATCGAATAACACATCGAATTTATGCTGGATCATCTCAGCTATACGATCTTCTGCGTATACCTGAACACCAGTACCCGCAACCATCGAAAGACGGTCAGCAGTCCTGGTTACTAACTGAGTTAGTGTAGCCATAAGAGTAGTGGACGGGAGTGGAAGGGGAGGTCAAACACTCCCGTCCATCCTACTTAGCCGTTATACTGTTCAATACCGTGGAGATCCGCGGTATCACACTTGAAACGTACTTCATAGGATATCGAACCGTCACAGGCAGAAGTTGCTCGGATAGTTCCACGAGTATCTTCAGTTGTGGCAGTTTGAGTTGTAGTATCATCCCCAGCTACAAAGCACAGTGGTTCAACAGTAACCATGTAATTGGCTGCTCCACTAGAAGGAGTACCATCACCACTGATTCCCATAGCACCGTATTTAGCAACAGTACTAGTGGTTTGGTCATTATCAGTAGTAGCAGTATCACTATCTAGATCAGCAACAGAAGCACTAGTAGCAATTACTAGTGACAAACCAGCAACATCAGTACTTCCAACCACTACGGTAGAAGTCTGAACACCACTAGTAGCAGTAGTAACTACCGAGTTAACTCCTGTAATCTGTCCAGCAACCGGACTAGGAATAATAACATCAGCACCAGATGCATAACGAACAGCATCTACTTCCACAGGAACTTGGACGATATCATGTGGGAGTGTTACATCATCCTCGGTATAACCAAGAATTGTCTCTGCCTTATAAGGAAGACCAAGACGATCATACCAACCGATGTCAGCAGTATCACCCGAAGCACCAGCAGCAATTACTACTTTATCAACAAACTTAA